GGTTGCGCGCGACTCTCGTCAGTTTTGAAAATGTCCCCCAAGCAATGCGAAAGGGGACAGGTTGACAGGCCAAGTGGACAAGATGACTATCCGCGCTCTTGCAGCCGCTCTTGGAATGTCTCCGAACGGAGCACACAAGTGCATACAGCGTGGTATGCCAACAGACTCGATAGAAGCCGCGCAGTCATGGAGGCAACGGAATGGACGCGCCAAACTTACTAGCCCAACAAAGGCCATCGCAGCCGCCGCAATAGTCAGCGCGATCACCGCTCCGGCCCAGCCTCCAGAAGTCATTGACGAGATGAATCGACGAGCAGCCGAAGCTGTGGAAGAACCGACAAAGAGCTTTACGGATATCGATTCTTGCCGCGAAGCACTTGCCGAGCAGCAAAAATTGCGACGACATTCAGCCGCACAAGTCGCGCGCCTTCATCACTCCGGGGATATTGAAGCTTCTAGACGATGGGCGCAGACCCACCAGCAATACTCAGCGAAACAACTTTCATACGAAAAGCAGTGGCGCGATCTTATGGAACGTGATAGGAGAACCATGCAAGTTGAGGATGCCGAGCGAGCATTTCGTGCTATCCTTCAAGACGTTCGCACGATTGCCGCATCCATGCCTGCAGCTCTGGCCGCGAAGGTAAATCCTCAAGATCCTCATTTGGCGCAGAAGCTCTTGGAGGAATGGCGCGACAAAACACTTTTTAAAGCAATTTATGCAAACAACTAACATCCTATTAAGCAAGTTGATTCCCTATGCCGGGAACCCTCGAAAAAACGATCATGCGGTTGAACAAGTTGCCGATGCCATTAGACGCTTCGGATTCAGAGTTCCGGTACTTGCAAAATCTGATGGAACGCTTATTGACGGGCATCTGCGCGTAAAGGCCGCAAAGCACCTCGGCATGGAGGAAGTCCCGGTCGTGCTATGCGATGACTTGAGCGAAGCAGACATTAAGTCGCTACGCATTTCCATCAACCGCGTTGCCGATTTGGCCGAATGGGACACCGAATTGTTAAGCTCGGAATTGCAGTCCTTGTCAGCTGGAGGCGAGCCACTGGATGCGCTTGGCTTTGACGAAGACGCGCTCAAAAGAATTGGCATTGCCGTGTTGTGCGATCACGTCACGACCGTTGACCATATCCTACCGGAGCAAGTGCTGGAAGGCGGCAAGCGCGGTTCGAACCCGGCAGATCAAATCGAGGCTTATGAAAATAGCAGCGTTCGCCAAATCGTGCTTGTCATGGATATCAAGGAGTTTGAGCAAACCATGACGCACCTGGAAACCATCAAAGCCGCCGATCAGTTTTACACCAACACCGAAGCCGCCTTGGAGTCGATAAAGTTTTATGCAAACCATCTGTCTCAAGAAAAGAAAAATTGACCTTCTTAAATACCGAGATCGGCGAGCCGATGAAACAGACTGTTCTCGACTTTTAAGTCAAGAGTTCAAACTGATCGACGAAGATTCGGGCGACACTGTTGCGCTCTACTGCACACCTCAAGCGGAGGACGATGCGTTTTCCGAGGTGTTCGAGTCCTGTATGAAGGTCAAATACGCAACAACATACCGAACGCGCGGCCTTAAAACCACCAGCCGCATCTTTGGCTACAATCCGCGCAATCCCATTCGCAAAGATTTTTGCTCCGTGGCATCTCTTGCTGCTGAGCAACCGCAGCAGCATAGCCGCATTTTGATGGGTGGCGCGCTTGCGGCAAAATACTACGCGCTGCATAACCAGGAGCTTTACGACGAGCATCTGCAAACCACACGCGAAAAGATCATTGATGATTTCCGCCTGCCGGAAGTGCCATTTACCTCCGGGATCATCAACGACAACAACCCGCTTTGCTACCACTTCGACAGCGGAAATTTCAAAAACGTCTGGAGCGCAATGATCGTGCTTAAGCACAAGATCGCCGGAGGCTACCTGTCCATGCCAGAATACGATGTCCTGTGCGAAGTGCGCGGCAACTCGATTTTCTACTTTGACGGGCAAAGCATTTTGCACGGTGTCACGCCGATCAAAAAACTTGCGACAGATTCACGGCGTTTTTCCATCGTGTACTACAGCCTGCAAGCCATGTGGAATTGCCAGCCGCTGCGCGAGGAAATCGCGCGCGCTCGGATGAGGAGAGAACAAATCGAACAACGCAGGCTTAAAGGGGAAAAAGTGCCATCGTGAAAGCCTTTTCCGAACTCCAAACAATCAAGGTTGCAGACCTTCTTTTTACAATTCGCAAAGGCACGAGCGACTTTAAGGCAATCAAAGAAGTTGTAATAGACAAGGGATACCAACGCCGTGATTTCGCGCCTAAGCCGGGAGAAACATGGATTGATATCGGAGCCAACTGCGGAGCATTCTCTGTCTGGGCAGGAGCAATCGGCGCAAACGTAATTGCATTTGAACCAGACCCAGAAAATGCGAGTATCGCGCGCACAAATATTGAAACAAACGGACTTTGTAAATTAGTCACTTTGAAAGAAGCTGGAGTGACATCAGACGAGACAGAAGGTGATGCAGCCTTGCATCGCAATACAGCAAATGGAAACTTATGGCGCAACAGTTTGTTTAAAAAGTGGCAGGGTGGAGAAACGATCAAAGTTGTGACCGAGCCAATCGAACCATATTGGTCTGAAAATTATTGCATCAAGCTTGATGCGGAAGGTGTTGAAATGCCGATTTTGGAAAAATATGCTGACAAAAAAGTGCATAAGCTTGTATTTGAATGGTCATTTGACATTGATCCATCGCTCGCGCGTTTTGAAAGTATTATCAATAAACTTCGTTCTGTTTATCAGCACGTTGTATTTGCAGGATACAAATCTGGTCATGCGCTTTGGCAATCTTCATGGTTCCCGGCTTGTCGCACTGTCTGGTGCTACGATAGCTAATGACCCTTGCCGCACAACTTGACCGATCACTGCGAGACGTTTTTGCTCCGGTAGATACACGCGATGTCTGGCAGTGGGCCGAGGATGAGATCGTCCTAACACGACGACAGACAGAAACTCCTGGGCCGTATTCAACGCTGCTCACGCCTTACATACGCGAGCCGCTGAATTGCTTTGCCGATCCACGCGTTACAGACCTCGCATTATGTTTTGGTTCGCAGACCAGCAAGACAACGGCAATGATGATCGGAGCAGCGTGGCGATTGGTGAATAATCCTGTGCCGACAATATGGGTCATGCCATCCGAGTCTTTGTCTCGGAGCTTTAGCGAGAATCGCTGGCAACCGATGGTCGATGATTGCGATAAGCTGCGCGCACTCAAGCCATCAAACGTGCATCGATTCAAAACATTGGAACAGCAATTTCGAGACTGCACATTGACATTTATTGGAAGCAATTCACCTGCCAATCTGGCATCGCGACCTGCTGGACTGTTGATAATGGACGAGACAGACAAATTTGCAACTCCAAGCGAGCGCGAAGCTGGCGCAGTGGCTCTTGCAGAGAACCGAACGAAATCTTATACCAATGCCTTGCGAGTTAAATCCTCTACTCCCACTACATCAGAAGGAGAAATATGGACAGCATTTCAGCAAGGGGATCAGCGTTTTTTCTTTCTACCATGTCCTCATTGTGGAGCGATGCAACGATTGCTTTGGGAAAATGTAAAATGGGACGATAAGGCTAGAACTGATGAAGGATCGTGGAATGAAGATGCCGTTCGAGCTTCCGCTCATTATGAGTGCGAAAAATGCCAAGGCAAGATCACCGATGGTCATAAAACTCGTATGCTTCGATCTGGAGAGTGGAGGCCAATGAATCCAAACGCCGCACATGGCAGAAGAAGTTATCACCTAAATTCTCTTTATGCTCCTTGGAGATCCTGTGGATTTGGAGAGCTTGCTGTTGTATTCCTTCGTCAGAAATCCTCGATTTTAGGGTTGCAGGATTTTGTGAATGGCGCGCTCGCAGAGCCATGGCAAGAACAGGATACCGAGAAAGAATCAGAAACAATCCGCGCTTCAGATTACTGCATGGGAGACGACTGGTCAGACAGTTACGTGCGCTTCATGACTGTAGATGTTCAAGACGCCGGAGGCCGACACTTTTGGTGCGTTATCCGCGACTGGTCGAAGGACGGACGCAGCCGGGGCAGGTGGGCTGGCCGCATCGAGGCATGGGACGAATTGGAATTGTTACGAGAAGAATACCAAGTTCGCGCATCCTGCGTCTTTGTTGACTCAGCATTTGCTACGCGGGAAGTTTATTTCTCGTGTTGCCGTTTTGGTTGGGTCGCACTGCGGGGATCGGCAAACGAGTCTTTTACTTGGAACGATGCGGGACGCAGGACATCACGCGCGTATTCACGACCAGAGCGCGGAGATCCTTCCGGCGGCGGAGGATGGGACGCGCGCACGTTGCAGCGCAAAAATTGTCCGGTGATAAAATTCAGCGATCCAACTTGCGAAGACATCCTGGCCGCGCTTCGTCGAGTGGATCCTCCACAATGGGAATACCCGCGAGACTTTCCGGTGGACTGGCACAGTCACATGGCGAGCACTGTTAAAAAGAAGGTTCGCAACGCAGTCACCGGAGTGACTTCTGCGCGGTGGGTTGTAGTCAAAGGCCGCGCGAACCACCTACGCGACTGCGAAAAGATGCAAGTCGTCGCTGCTCTTCTCGCGCGAGTTCTCACGACAAATTCCGAGAAACCGCGCCAAGTTGCTTCTCTAACAGAGTAGAAATCAGCGTCTTGTGACTATTTTTAAAAAAATGCAAAATAACACTTGCCAGCGCAATCGGTTGCGCGTAGAGTGGCGTCCTTATGAACACACCATTCCTACAAACTCAAAACCGCAACACCTCCCGCCCATTCCGCTGGGTCGTCCGCGACACTCGCGGAAACTACACGCCAGTCTCCGGCTGGTTCGCGAGCCGCGAAGCCGCTGAAGCGTGGCGCGCGAAATGGGAGAACGAGAGTGCGACTATTTTTTGCAGCTAAAACTAACCAACCACATACAATGCAAATCACAGACATAAACAACGAATTGGCCGCTGACGTTCAGGCGGCATACGGGGCGACATTTTCGCCGGAAGACAACAAGCTGCGCGAGGTTCAAAGTTTTTTTGAGCTTCGTGCACTGCACAACCGAGGCCAAATTGGAGATTCCGCGCTGCGAACGGCGCATCGGAACGCGGTCAAGGCCACTGAGGTGGCGCAATGCCCGCACACGCTGGATCATTTCAGTGCGCGTATGTGCTTCCCCGGTGGGCGCGTAACAAAATCGTTCGGCGCATGGCTTGAGGAGTGCGAGCGGCACGAATCTTGGCATGAGCTTCCCGAGGAACAACGCAAAGCAACCTTGGCTAACGTGGCCGCGTTTCTTGATGACTACTCGGACTTTGAGCCGGACGAGGGCTGGGAGAAAACAACGTCCTGCTTTCTAGACTAATGACCAAGCCAAAAGACACAATGCAACTCACACAAACACTCCTAGAAGCATTCTGTTTCATCCTCATCCCCGTCGCGCTCGCGCTGGCATTTTGGGAGGGACGCGAATGAGCGCGACCATCCTCCAATTCCCGCCACAACCAAAGCCAAAGCACCGCTCAGACTTTCCGGATTCCGAGCCGACAAATATCGTTGCCATCGATTTCGATGACGACTCGGATGCGATTTGCTGCTCTCCGAATTATTCGTGCCAAGCATTATGAACTGCCCCTACTGCAAAAAACAAATCCCCGCAAAATCCGCAGCCGCAGCACTCGGCGCAATTGGAGGTCTGGCAACCGGGCCGCGCAAGGCCCGAACAACGGAGCAGGCGCGGAAGGCTGCAAACGCACGTTGGGCTAAAGCACATTTGACCAACAACAAATAATCTGCTTAACGTCTCAACGTGGATCGAGAGCAGAAATTCCATGACCCATTTGCCATCCATGAGCCAAGTTGCGGGCCGGAATTGCCACATGACACGGCAGAAGACGTTTTTCTTGACGCTCGCGCTCGCGTCGAAATTCCATTGCAGCTTGTCGGCTTTTCCGACTTGCTCAACTGGTGGAGCCTGCGCGTATTCCATGAGTTTTTTCGCGACTGGCAGGAGCAGGAACATGGAGAACGCAGCGTGACCACTGGCAACGAGGCCGCGATCAGGTTGCTTCATGCGCTGCAAAACTCGCATGACAGGAAGACCGCGATGCGCGCTGAGTGCTATCTTGCGCTCATTAACCGAAAGGAAGAGTCCCAGACAGACATTGCGCGGAAATATAACGTGACAAAAGCAGCGATCTCGAAAATCATCGTCCAGATCAAAGACGAGTTGGGCCTTGTCCCTGCGCGTCACATGAAATCAGAGTCCGCGCGCGAGTCTTACCGCGAACGCGCGCTCAAAATACACAAACAAAATAAAGAAGAATTATGCAAATCGAAGAAACCGCCATTATCAGTCCTGCTCTCGACCATGAAAAGCTCGTTGATGCCGAGGCTTGTGCAGCCGAACTAAAGACAACACTCACGCAGGCTCTTGCTTGTGCCGCGCGCGTCGTTGGATACAAGGAATTGTCAGTGCGCCATGCCATCAACTGCGGATACATTTTGCTCCGCGCCAAGGATCTCGTTCCTCACGGCGAGTTCATGCAATGGTGCGAGACAAATGCAAACGATATCGGGCGCGAGACTTGCCGCAAATGGATGGGCCTAGCAAATTCCCACAAAAATGGTAATTTAGATCTAGGGGCTGATGCGACTCTTTCGCTGGCTTACAAAAAAACCTTTGAGGGATCCGAGCCAAAGGAGGAGGGAGATGCTCCTCAGAAGGACAAGCCTCCATTCAGCCTGTCATTCAAAACAGACTACAACCATGTAAGCGAATGGAGCCGCGATGCCGCGCGGGACTTCCTCTATGAGTTTGACCGCATTGCTCGCATTGCCGTGCAGTTAAAAACAGAGTTTGGTCTGTGAAGCCTACGACATTAAGCATCCTCGTCCTAATCTTTGGAGCATTAGGATTTGTCTGGACGCTTGAGGCGTTTGCCGCACTCGTTGTCAAGTTGTTCCACATTTGACAGAGATTGTCACTTGTGGCGCGCTCTGACTTTTACGGACTTCCGACGGCGACTCTAGAGGAGTTGCGCGACGAGTATATCAACGCGATCAAGGCCGTTGCGACAAATGGCGTGAGTTACAGCATAGGGGGCCGGAGCTTGAGCCGCGCGAACCTGACAGAGATGCGTAACACTCTTGGCGACATCCTGGCCGCGATAAACTTTGCAAGCGGCAGTCGCCGTCGCACGACATACGCCTCGTTTAGCGGAGTGCGAAGCTAACATGAACTTTCTGGATAGAACGATTGCCGTAGTTGCTCCGCAACTTGCCCTGTCGCGTCATGTCGCGCGGCAAAAACTTACAGCATTCTCGCGATTTGATGCGGCGAAAGTGACGCGCAATAGGCCGATGCCGCGCATGAATATGCCAGCGGAGCAGACCGGAGGCACGACAGAGCGCATACGGCTGATGAATCGGGCGCGCGATCTCGACGATAATTTTTCCACTGTCCGAGCAATTCTTACGCATTTTGTCTACCACATTGCTGGCACACTTTCTTACCAAGCGCGCACAGGCGACAGCACTCTCGACACAAACATAGAAACCTACCTCCGCAACTGGTCAAATGACTGCGATATCACTGGACGGCATAACCTGCTTTCACTCACTCAACTGGTTCTCCGCTCTGTCCTTGTCGATGGCGATTGTGGCATTTTGGTTGCGCGGGAAAAGGGACAGCTAAAGCTACAGAGCATCACGGCGGATCGGATCGGGCGAGACATCGACCTCAACCAGAGCGACCCAAGCTATGTCGGCGGGATCACGATTGACGAGCGCGGTCGCCCAGTAAGCTATCGAATCTATCAACGGAATAGCTCTGGCGCATATCTGGATTTTGTAGAGCAGCCAGCCGAATACTTTTGCCATGTTTTTGCTCCAACTCGGCTTGACGAATACCGGGGCCGCAGCGTCATGTCGACCTTACTCGACGATGCAGCCGACATCAGCGATATCATCGACTATGAAAAGCTCGCCGCTAGGTGGGCATCGTCACAGGCTGGCGTGGTCAAGACCGAATATGGAGCCGACGAGGAAATGGCGAGCGTCCTGCGCGGAGACAAAGATCAATTTGGCAATGAGATCAAGCTGACGGCACTGGAGCCGGGGCGCATTAACTACCTCAACACCGGCGAAAGCATGGAGGTCTTCAAGGCCGGAGATCGTCCCGCCCAGGCATTCCAGAACTTTGTCCAATACCTAGAAAACCGAATGTGCCGCGCGATGGGAGTCTCCGCTCGCGTGGTATTGGATCGTCCGAGCGCAGGCCCAGAGGCTCGTAAGGATCTCATGCAGGCCGAGCGCACGTTTGATTTCTGGCGTTCGCAGCTAGAAAGCCAATTCCTTAACAAGGTTATCCGCATGGTGCTCATGGATGCCGTAGTAAAAGGCGAATTGCCCAACGATCCGAACGTCACGCGCGGAGAGTGGCAGTGGCCGGGATCCGTCAGCATCGACGCTGGCCGCGATGCTCGTGCCGACATCGAACTGTGGCGCACCGGACTGACTACAGCTGCCGAACTCTACGGAGAGAACGGACGCGATTGGGAGTCGTCGCTTCGCCAGCGCGCGAAGGAATCCGCTTTCATCAGTCAGCTTGCTATCGAAAACGGAGTCAGCACGGAATCAATCTCGGGAGGCCAGCCGAGCGTTGCAACCGATCCGAATTTAGCCCCTTCTCCATCTGCTCCTTCTTCACAGCAAACTACAGCGCAAGATCAAGCCGCAACGCAGTCACAATTTGCGATCCCATCGAAATACGGACACATAAACTTCAAGCCAACCGTGGAGATGGCACTTGAGGCGCAGCGTGGACTGAAGTGGCGCAACGAATTTAACAGGGGCGGCACGATGGTTGGAGTCGCTCGCGCTCGTGATATTGGAAACCGAACAAACCTATCGCCAGATACCATCCGCCGGATGCACAGCTACTTTGCGCGGCATGAGGTCGATAAACAGGGCCAAGGATTTAGCCAAGGCGATGACGGCTATCCGAGCGCAGGCCGCATCGCATGGGCCTTGTGGGGTGGCGATGCTGGCGCATCATGGGCTTCCGCTCGTGTTGACCAGATGGGCGTTGTCGATGATTCGCTAGAGCTATCCGTTCCCGACGAGGACATGGTCATGGCGATCCCAACTCCGGAAGGCGGCGAGGACGAGCAGAAATTTATCGGACGATGCATGGGCGATGCGGCCATGAACGCAGATTACCCAGACGAAACGCAGCGCGCTGCCGTTTGCTATTCGTCGTGGAAGCAAAATTCTTAATGGGACGTTGCCTCAAAAGGTCGCTGCGGTGACTGGCTTGTAGGTTCTACGCCTGCCGTCCCGCCTTTTTGACAAGCATCGAGAGGAATGGTCAGCAAAACAGACTTCGCCGCAGTCATTGGCGAGATTGATATGGAGAACGCCGTCATTTCCGGCGTGAGCGTAATCACTTCCGGTGAGGCCAAGGGGCACGGGATGCTCGTGGACGGAGAGACATTGCAGCAAGTGAAGTCTGCCGCTGAGACTTACACTGGCGGACTGAAGGTGAAGACCGATCACTTCTCTGGATTCAATCAGATCGTTGGAACTCTCAAGAATTTCGTGATCGACGGCGACCAGCTACGTGCCGATCTGTATTTGCTGAAAGCGCATGAGGCTACGCCTCGTATTTTGGAGATGGCAAATATGATGCCAGGATCTTTCGGTCTTTCAATCAGCTTCAGCGGAGAGCACATGACCGATGCAGCAGATGCGACCTTCGCGCGGTGTTCCGAAATCTATTCCGCTGATCTCGTCGATCAGCCCGCAGCAAATCCGAACGGATTGTTCTCGTCCCAAGTTGACAGCACGCTTGCTGTCATGACTCCAGAAGAAGTTGCCGCAGCGATTCAAGAGGCTCTTGCTCCCGTGATGGCTGAAATCGCCGCTCTCAAACAAGCCGCGATGCCTGCCGACACCAGCACCGAGGGCGATATGCCCTCCATCGAAATCTCAGCGTCAAACACTCCTGTCGATAAAACAGCGATGAGCGAACTCGCCTCCGAACTCGCCGCGATCAAAGGCATCGTCTCCAACTTCGGAGCGGTTCCCGCCCCGGTGAGCGTGGCGACCGACAAGGCCGCTGACGTTAGCGAGCCGACCAACTTTCAGCAAGCGCTGGCCAAGGTGAAGTCCGAGGGACTCACCGGCATCGCCGCAACCAAGGAAACCATCAACCGCTACCCGACTCTGTTTGTCGAGGCGCGC